TTTTACTTTTTTCATTGTTCTGTATCTGATAATACTGAAATGTTTTTTCCTAAATGACAATAGGTTAATAAATTTTCCTCTTCTATAACATGATATTCTTCAACATTTATGACCGGGTGGCCAAATTTAAAACTATGCTCTGAGAATTCGTGAGGGAATGGCGCTTTAAGCCTTTCTCTTGCTGTAGAAATGGTTTTAAGTGCTTCATTATATACAATCTCACGTTTTAAAAATATCACAACTATACTCATCATCCAGAGCCAACAAAAAAATAAAAATGCTATTAATAAAGGTGTTTCCATAATTTTAAAGTGGAGGTAGGGGGAGTCGAACCCCCGTCCAGAATAATGTCAATATTAAGTCATTCACAAGTTTATTTAGTTTACTATCACAAACTAACAAAGATAGCCGGCTTTAAAACAACGCTTACCGACCTGTTGCGTTGAGTTTTTTGATTTTTACAACTTGTCTGTTGTGTTGATTAGATTGGACAGAAGGCTCTAATCAGCCTCCCGATTAGGCCGCTAATGCGACTGCTTCGAAATGTGTGTTGTTATTTGCAACTATGTTTTTTGAACTGTTAAGGTCGTGTCTAACCTACTTGCACTCTTTTAATCTTTTACCCTGTCGAAGCCTAGATTACCCCCTTAAGTTAATGAAGCGAAAGAATGTGAATGATCTGTAAGATAATAGCTATAATCGCTACTGCCGTCTATTTGCGAAACAGTATATGATAATTTTGAAAGCTTGTTGATTTGTTCTTGAATATTAACAAACTTTATTTTATCAACTCTAACCCAGTCCAAACTTTCATCTCTTTCCAGACCCCTTAGTCTACAAACTGTGTTACGATCATTTTCATAAGCATCATCATCGATCCAATCACATTTCAAATACATCCAACCACCGCATTGTTTTGATTCCTTCACAACTCCATATCGAATTGTGCCGTTCCAAATATTGGTAACTGGTGCACCATAAAATTTATCTTTATTTTTCATCTTTTCTCCTAATAAAAACTGTCTTCTAGTGGTGTGGTTTCAATCGGACGCCATATGACGGCAATCATTGTGTCTCGATCTCCACTTTCCTGTGGGTATATAAACCCAATCACACCATATCTTTCTTCTGCTAGTCTTGCAACTAATTCATAAACGTTTGGTCTTTCTGAATGAAATCTGGGATTATCAATTAGAAACTTTTTACCCATAAAGCGCTCTTCGTACCAAGCTAACCCGTTCGAATCTTCCACTTTTGAACAAATGTGATATTCATTATAATCATTATTTGCTGAATCACATTTCTGTGCTTTCTCATATTTCTCATTGAAAGCAGGAACATTTTCTGCCATATATTCCTGAACTTGTTGTTTTGAAGAAAGCTGTGCTGGGTCTTCTGCTACAGGATAAAGTTTATCTGGTGGAACCTTTACTTTATAAAAGCTTTTCCCTGGTATTTGTCCTATCCCTGTATCTTGTTGGCCTCTTTTAGTAAAAAAGAAAACTCTGGGTCTATCCCAAGTTACATAATCTCTTGTAGTATAATTTTGGGCATTAGCAGCAGCAATTGCTGGTCTGAATTCAGTTATGTTTGGTGTTGTAGAAACATGATATAAAATAACATTCCCATCCTCATCTAACTCCAAAGGAAAGTCTTTAATAAAGTTTTCTTCTTTTAAGAACTGTCTCCACTCGTTTATAAATTTCATATTTTTTATTCCTTATACATATTAAATTTCTGAAGGTTCTTTCTATAACTATCCAAGGAAATTCCTAAAAACCTTGCTGCTTCAGAATTTGATTTTGTACAAGAAATTGCAACTCTCAGTAAAGCTTCTTTAGTAATATAATCCATTTTCTTCCAAATGTCAAGACCATAAAGTCTATTTTTTAAATGTGAAGAAGCTAACTCAATTTTGATAGCTATTAGATCTTCTAAAGTTAAATTTGAAATTAAAACTAATAATTCATTGCTTAATAATCCTTTCTGTGTTAGACTATTAATATTGTTGGTTTTAATTTCTCTCATTTGCTTTTACAATAATATTATAACACTGAACTTACTGTTTGTCAAGTATTTTTTATAAACCTAAATCAATTTCATCTTGTGTTGGTTCTTCAGCATCTGCTTCAGCAGCAGTAGAATATGCTTGGTTAGTAGGTTCTTCCACCTTATCTGCTAACTCTGTTTCAAATTTATCAAAATAAAGTTTAGCATTCGCTATCAGATAATCATGAAATAATTCTTTATCTTCATCATTAGAAAGTAATTCGTAAGCATCAATAATATTGGATTCAATCTTCTTAAAAGAACTATAAGCCATGTTTCTTCCTGTCACGTCTTGGCCTTCAATACCAAATTCCTCTCTAGGATCTGCTGGTTCTACATCAGCTTGTTTTTCAGCATCTGTACGAATATCAATAAATTTATTTTCGTCTGCTTCATCGTCTGTTAATTCGATTTCAATATCTTCATTAAGACCTGCAGCATCGTTATTGACCTCTACAGGCTTTAACGTTTGTACAATTGCTTGAATGACGTGAGAGCGAAAAGAATTTCTTTGTTCAACGCTAGTGGTTAATATTTTATAATCTGTTTCTAAAACAGGAATTATTTTTTTCAGAAGATCTTCCAAAACATTAATGCCAGTCGATTTATTTGGTGCCGGATCTGTGTCAGCGGTTTGAGCTTCTTCAAGGCTATTAAGTTCATAATCAAGCATCTCGCGAATGATCTTTCTAAGTTGTTTTTCCTCATTCAGTCTTTTTTCCTTGACAAACTTAACCACTGATCGTATACTCTCTCTAAGTATTGTTTCATTACTCATTTTAAAATTCCTTGTTTAAATAAATAGTTGATGACTTCATTGGCAAACTCTCTTTCTTCATCATCCTTTGTAGATCCCAAAGGGAGCGAATAACCAGCGACTGCGCCTCCTCCCATTGCTGAAACTTCCTGCATCTCATCTAATCCCAGGATATCTCTGACTATTTGTGTTTTACCTTCGCCAAAGAAAAGATCCGCGTTTTCATTGTTTGATAAAGCATTTCTTGCGTCGGTAGCACTAAAAGGTACTCCGTCACCACGAAGTTCTGGCACAACAGCACTAACCGCAGGATCAACAAGTTTAACTCCGGGTTTTACATATTTAGCAGCACCCGACCAGCGTTTGTGATCGCCGCCTTTTCTACTGGCTCCTAAATTTAATATCGTTCCTGGCTCCAATGGCCCATCTTCACCAACATATTCGAATGTTGCTCTAACAGGCGACGGTGCATTTGAAACTTGAACCGAAACGTTTGTTAAACCATGGTCTGATATCATCATGTCCCAAATTTGTTTAGATTTCTCAGCAGTTATTGGCATACCATTAACAGTTCTTTGGGATTTTTGACTTTTTGGAGAAGAAATCAATACTACAACCTCATCAGCCATACTAGAATAGGTCTTAACCATACCAAGATGACCCAAATGCGGAGGCTTGAATGCCCCAGGAACAATTGCAATAGTTTTGCTAGGGGTCATGTCAGGGGAAAGATCTTCCTGCTCGTCAATAGCCCACTGGACCGCTTCTGCCAATGCTAGTTTTACCATTTTGCTGTCAGGTATCAACGAAGTTACCATTTTACCGGATTTAAGGCTTTCGAAGAGCTTTTTATTCGTTTTTCTAGTTTTTGGGAGTAATGTATGCCATTCTTTAAGAGACATTTTGGTGGATTTCTTATTATTCCAAAATATTTCCAACATTTGGTTTTCTTTTACATCAGGCTTTTTAAAACCCTTGTCCATCATAAAGTTAGCACGACTGAACTCTAATCTATCAACAAATTTGACTCCGTTGCCCATATAGTCGACAGCGACATAGCCTTCTGGGTTCGAAACCTTCAGATCGCCGGAGCCATCGTCAACAAAGTGTTTAGTGGCATACACTGCATTATTATATTTTTCAATAAAGATGTTTTTTGCCTCAAACAACAGGCGAGAAAGCCTAAAAACGTTTAAAATATCCTCTTTTGAGCGCTCGATGGCCTCCAACTCTGCTGAACCAGCAGCCATGGCCCGTTGTTTGCCTTTTTCGCTTTTTAATTTGTTGACCTTCTTTTCGATCCTATTTCTATTCCAGTTCAGAAAGCCCTGATAAGAACCTTCCGCATCATCAGCAAATGCTCCTCCGCGAATTTCACTGTTGAGATAGATATTCATCTTAGCTAAAGGAAGATTTTCATAATTTATTTTACTATTAATTGCGTCAGCTTCTGTAACAAGTGTTACGACTCGCTCTTCATCATCGTCAGTTAAAGTTACATAGCCTGTATCGTTTTTGAAGAATGCGTCATCAAACCAAACATCGGACCTTCTCTTGAGTCCACTTACATCGGCTCCAAAGCTAGCACCGCTTTTTAAATCATTATATGTAGTATGAAAGACGATGCCAAACTTTGCATTTTTTATTTGCTGTCCCAATTTAGAACCAACGGGAACAGCATAAACAATTGTATTGGGCTTAAATCTATAATGAGGCTCTCCATCGATATCAACAACTTCTAGCATTTCATCATCAAACATGAAATCGCCTTGAAGAATTTTACTAATACCCAAAGAAGGTAAATAATATAGCGCTTTCTTTAATTTATCGACCAGTCCCGGTGCGTGTCCGTGATTTCTGTCAATATCTTCCATAGTATAGTTTATTTTTGGAACTTTATTAAAAATCGATTTTGTTCCAACAAAAAACTTTCCATTTTCTGGATTTATACCAGCGAAGATTGCTGGTGCACCATCCCACTTAACTGAAGTGCTGACTTTAGTATTGCCATCACCCTTTAGAACCTTAATCATTTCTAACAAGAAGGCTTTGGCCATTTCATAGCCTTCTTCACCTCTTGTTAGAATTAATTCTTCTAAATGGGTCAAATGAGTATTTGCTTTACCCTCTTTAAGAATAGTCCTCATTATTTATTTCCTATTTCTTAAATTTAACGTTCTTAAGAAGCGCACGAATTCTTTCGCGAAGAACAGCCTCGTTCACCGGAAGAGTATTCTCTTCGATTTCCTCTTCTTCGTGCTCTCCTTCCATCACTGGCTCTTCAGCCTCTTCCTCTTCCATCATTGCGGGTTCCATTCCCATATCCATTGACGCAGCGCCCATTGAACCTTCTAACTGGGCTAAAAGATCCCTAATGTTGCTAATGATTGCAGCATCGCCGCTCATT